TTAATGCTTTTTTAATAACTTCCCAAGGAGCACACTTTAATTTGGGAGTTTGTGTTTCTTGTTTAGGCGCAATAGGCAATTCTTGCGCACTTAAAAGAATATTAGAATAAAAAAAAGTTGTGAAGAATATTACTACCAATAAAGGAAATTTAGTTAAAAGTTTCATAAGTTAACGCTCCTGCGTAATTTCACAAGGCCAGCGATATATTGATTTGGATCGCCATAAAATGTATTAGCTACACTTGAACCTTCTTCTGTAATAACAATACAGAATTGATCTACTTTTAATCCAAATAATTCTCTCAATGCTGTGCAATATGCTGTGCACTGAAAGTAGTAACTATCAATATCTTTTCTTTCTTTGTGATGGGTTGATGTTTTAAAGTCAATATAACATAATGTTCCATTTTTTAAACGAGCCAATAAATCAAATCTACCGGCCATACGCAATGCGTTAGAATAAACCGTTTGCTCCATCGCTAATACTTCATCGACATTAGCGTCAAGGAAATTCTTGATTGGAACAAAAAAATTCATAATGCCAGGATTTACCAAAGAGAAATCAGCTTCTCCTTTTAGGTAACTTTCGGCTAGATCGTGGACTTTTGTTCCACGATCAGCACCGAGTCTCTTCAGCTTTTCCCATTTTGCCCGACCAATCTTTTTAGCCAGTGCATCATAATAATCCTTATAATACTCACCTAATACTGTTGTAACGGAAGGATAAAGTTCACCGTTAGGAGCTTCATAAAATCTACCATTATCAGTGTTATGCGCTTTAAGGTTTGGATAATTAAACAATATTCAATTCTTCTTTCGCTATAATAAAATTCTTTACAAAAGCTGATCTTACAATATCATCTCTAGTAAATTCAATGGTTGAAAATTGTGGCATTCTTTTCACAATTCGGATTAAATCATGTGCAGATTTTTTATCAACATCTTTAGTAAAATCAGTTTGTTTATAATCTCCACAAATAATAACACGGCAGTTTTCGCCTACACGAGTCATTAGAGTGTTCATTTCATGAGAAGCAAGATTTTGAAATTCATCCACGATTAGAATACAATCGCGATACGTGGTTCCTCTCAAGAATGAAGTAGTTGTAAATTCAATCAAGCCTTTTCTTTTCAAAAGGTCATATGCATCTCCTCTACCAAATAATTCAGAACAGATACCATAATAAGGAGCTTCATATACAGCCGCCTTTTGTTTCATATCTCCAGGCAAATGGCCCGGCTCACGAGAAGGCACAATGGAGCGAACAATAATCACTTTAGAATGTTGGGAATCCTTTGATAAAATATCTTGGAATGATAGATAAAGACTTAAAAATGTCTTACCACAACCAGCCGAACCATGTTGTAAAATATGATTTCCTTTATCATATTCCTTAAATACTCTTTTCTGATTTTCAGTCTTTGGATATACAGCTTCAAGTTTTATATTAAAATTTTGAGAACTTGTAGTATCATTAACTGCGTTATTCTGCTTTCTTCTACTTTCTTTTTTAGTTGAGCGTTTACGTGTGTTTTGGTATTGTCTTTGTTCTGTATCCATATATGTTATTTGTTGTTCTACGAACACTCTATACTCCTAGTGTTAGAAATCGCTGCCAAATTAGCGGTACTATCACACAAACATTTTATATAAAAACGTATTTAAGTTTAAATTTGTCCTAAATTGCCTGAATCTATAGTCGATCCTCTATTTTGTTTTTTAATTTGTTTGAGGACATCTCTAAAACCGCCTTCAGTTTTTTTTAGTCCTAATCTAACAGGGTCTCCAATACTAAAACTAGAAAGTTGTTGTTCTACATCTGGATTTTGGGACAGAAATTCTTCACGTTCAGAATTTTTCATAGTGGCTGTCCAGATTTCTCCAGTTTTTATATTTTTAAAAGTATAATTTGGAATATTGCACCTCTTTAAATGTAAGGGATTATTTAATTATTTATGTAATTGGAAAACGCCAAGAGGATTTGACAGAAATTCATTCTTGGTATTAATATCATAACATACTTTTTTAATATTATATTCTTTATCAATCATAACAAAATAACATCTATTTTTTGAAAATTCAAAGTTACGGTTTAATTCTTTTTTAATAGAATCTAAATCAATTTTTGTTTTTATTTTAAACATATGTCTGGAGGAAAAAGAATGATCACTATCACTTCCGCGAGCAAGTCCTTCGTACTTAAGAGCTACTGGAAACAACACATTATGTGTCCCGGTCTGTGATGATATTTCTTCAAAAGTTTTCCTGTCAAAATCAATAAAATCATCTGTAGGTGTCCACCAATCAAAATTTCGATGAGACACTAAATAACTCTCATTTGGTATATTACAAAACTTTACAGTTTCTAGATCAGAAAAACATAAAAGTGTATTTAAGTTTTGGATATCAAAAGCAAAGTACTTATACTTCTTTTTTATCTTTACTTCACTTAATGTAATATTTTTCGTTTGTAATGTTGGGGGACAAACGATATTTTGATCATATTGTAATGATAAGTAATTAAAATGAATAAATTGTTCAACATTTATCATAGTTGTTGAACATTAGAAGCTACAATATTTCTCATTTTAAATTCAGTCGGCACATAAAACTTAAATGAAATATTATTATGTTTATTCGCAAACCACGTAAAATATTCCACCCGAGCTAAAATATCTTCATAAGAAGCTGACGTAGCGCCATCATATCCAAAAGTATTATAGAATATATTTCCCATATTCATCTCAACATCATCTATAATAAAATCCAACCCATAACATTGAAGGGTTTCAAATCCCATATCAATTGCTTTTTGCATAGCAACCATTCCAGCATTATTACGACAACGATTTGGATGCGTTTTAATATAATCTGCATCCTCAAATTGATCATTAAAAATCGTAGGTAAGAATTTCTTATAATGCGAAGATGATAAAATTTCATATGTCGGTAGAGGATCAATAGCTACTAGATAATCTGGCACAAACGTTCTATGAATAGCATTACATCCAAACGTTGGTCTAGGAATATTATTTAAATTAATCCATTGTCTGGACGGACCATTTCCAATTATACTACACGTTTTACTCATCTTCGTTATAATTCTCCACTGTATCATCAACCGTTCTCGTATTCATTTTACGCTTACGGCGATCTTTTTCTTCTTTTTTACGCTTTTTTGAATTTTTGGAATCCTGATGATAGTCATCATCATTCCAAAAATTTCGCTCACGCTTAAAAGATTTAGACACTTACTTTTTCTCCTCTTTAGGTTCTGTCCAATTTTTAGCTAGGATAGGAAACGCTGCTGCTGCGACTTTTTTAGTTACATGTGGAAACGGGAGCTTCTTATCTTTAATTGCAACAAGAAGTTTAGCATCATCAGGATGAATATACTGCAATAAATCAATAAAAATCTGTTGTCGTTTATTATCCTTTAGATTGCTATACGTTCCAACATTGACAAATATATATAATTTGCGAAGTTCTTGTTGCAATCTAATTGTTGTTGATGCTTCAGCATCCTCTGTTGGTTTATATGGAGGCTCGCCTTCTGGTAGCAACCACTTAATGTTAGGATTATAGATTAAGTCTAAAACAGTTTTTACACCTTTGCAAGAGAGCGCTTGTAGTTTTCTAACTCTTTCTTTTTCGTTAGGCTGTTCGTCCACCTGTTTTAAAATTTTATAAATTGTTTTAGTATCGTTCATTGTAGCCATAGGTTTATTTGAAATCCCCGATTTTTTCGTAAAGAGATTGATATTTATTCTCGATAAGATAGTTTGTAATTTTTGAAGCATCGATAATTCTTTCTTGGGAGTTGGATTCAGCCAAGATTGAGTCTTCAATGGTTTGCGGTATTTTGGATAAATCAATAAGCATCTCATTACGTTTAATGTTTCTTCTTAATTCATCTGGCATATCTGCCGTGTCCCAATTATAATTTATAAGTTCTAGTATCTTCTTTTGTGAGAGTGCCTTTTGTCTTTTGCCAGCCGCCACGAGGCAATCATCATCAGACAACACATTAGGCACACCGTCATCCTTATCACCTGTCAAAACCTGATATCGT